GTCGTGCTGATCCTGTAACTGGTTTGCCACCTGATCCGTATGATGTACCACTCATACCTCCGTCTCCACCGGAAGTGGATTCCAAATCAGAATTGTTCAATCTTATACAGAAGACAGGGACATTTAGTTGGAATAATGGTACTAAAAAGAGAGCCTGCAATTTATTATCCCCGTTGGAATCAGTCGCCAATTGGGTGATAACTGGTGATACTCACATGTTTCGTAATTTATATACGTTCAGTTGGGTAATACGAGAAGAGGAGGGAGGTTCACCTGATTTGCGTACTGATGCAAACCGGGCTGTTAAGATCAGCACTCAGAGGTTACCAATGCATTGTACCCTCAAGGTGGAACACCAATTCCATGCGCCAATCTTTGAATGGTGCACACATAGTCAATATGCTCAGCACTTTACCATTGACTATCACCTCCTCCGTAGCGTTTTCACCATGTCGACCGCGGGTTTTGATAAAACTATGTCTGAAGTTTTTACAAAAACAGTTCGCGTGTTGGGTGGTATGGCAAACCATAACACCAGCTCATTGTTGAGCACATATCAGATCCCAGAGCCTGAAGGCATTGCTATAGCAACGATGGCATTTCGAAAATTCTTTAACAAACAGATTCGTAAGTTGGATTTTTACATTGCCCGGACGGGGGGAGACAGTTCATGTATGGCTACAGAGTTGGTGAAGTCCCAATCGAAAGACTACCAGAACCGAAGCATGATGTCACCATCCGAGCCGGGCGACCATCAGACACAGCCTTTAGGCCTGTTGCGTGTGTTTCGTTGGGTCCGCACTTCAGTGGAGCGTGCAACCCGTTTCCTGATGTTTCAGATGCGGAAAATTCCATATACGCCGTTGAGAAACGTATTGGATGCAAACCACCAACAGCTACCGAAGCAGATAGGAAGGATCTTTCAAGTTTTATTCGAACTTGGTGTCGTGATAACATTACCCCTCTTGACGAAGGAACTGATCTCAGCTTTGATGGCTGGATCTGTCGCACTGGTTACAGCGAGTCTAGGCGCCGTCAGCTCCGCAAGCTCAATGCTCGCTTCAATTGTGCAGATATTCGAGACCCCTTCGTCAAGCGAGAACTTGGACGAGTCAAGTGTTTTCTCAAAGACGAACACTACCCAAAGTTCAAGCATCCTAGAGGGATTTTCTCGAGGTCTGACCTCTTTAAGACGGTCTTTGGACCTCTTTGTAAAGCAATAGAGGACAATTTATACAGTCTCCCGGAATTTATTAAGCACATTCCAACTGTGGCCCGGGGAAAGTACATATTTGATTATTTGTACGATGAAGACTGTGATTATATTGCCACAGATTATACTGCTTTTGAAAGTCATTTTACGAAAGAAACTATGGAGGCAATTGACCGATTATTATTTGAACATATGTTGTCAAGAAGAAGCGACGCCCATTATTGGTTGGAGTTGTTTGACACTTATATAAATAATTGGAACAATTGTACCTTCAAATATATTTCTTTAATGATCCTATGTACGCGAATGTCTGGAGAAATGAATACCTCAATGAGCAATGGTTTCGCAAATCTCATGTTAACAAAATTTATTTTGTTCAAGAAGGGGATTGATGCGAAGACTGTTGTTGAAGGGGATGACGGTTTGACTGCCATCCGTAAAGGCCTAGACATCGGTATAGAGGATTTTAAGAAATATGGATTTACAATTAAATTGGATCGTTTTTCAAAGTTGAATGAAGCCAGTTTTTGTGGTCTCATTTTCGATCCCAATACATTTGATGTAGTTGCAGATCCTATGAAGTTTCTTTTGAATTTCTTTTACACCAGTGGACGTTATGCTACTGCGTCTGATCGCACGTTGCGTGCGCTCTTAAAAGCTAAAGCTATGTCCACTATAGTTCAATATCCTAATGCACCAGTCATTAGTGCTGTTGCCCAATATGCATATCGCATGACACGAAATGTTAGCCCCAAGGTTTGTCTATTGACCGGCGACGATAGGCATAAATACATTAATATATCGCGTTTTAAAAATATTGTACCAATTGTGACGCCTGAATCACGACTGTTGGTTGAGAAAATGTTTAATTTCCCAATAACTTTGCAGAGGGAAATAGAAAGTTTATTCAACAACAAGAATGATTTCCTGCCCTGGAGGTCTGAGGAATTTTA